GTTTGTATGAAACAATCCGTTCTTTTCGTATTTCGTAAAGAGTGAAAATACCAATAAGAATTGCTGAAATGGAAGCAAGCCATTCATAGTTATTTCTAAACCATTGAAAAATTGAATCAGTCACTAGAGTTCCCCTCCCCCTCAGGATAATTAAATCCTTTTCAATATAAAGGATACAACCTTTCAGCTACTTGGGAAACTTAAAAGAAAAGAAAATCCTCCTTTGCATCGATATTCCCCTGTCCCTCATTATCGACCGCTGTATTGTAACTCATGATCGAGGCTATCACCCCGTCTATCCTGGTCTTTGACCGTTCAAGTTTTGGCTTGACCAACTTTGTGTTACCATTCGAGTCTGTAGAGCTTTCCACGCAGTCCATCATCCATGTCTGTATTGGGTTTCCACTGCTGGAAATCAGCCCGGTCAGATAGGCCTCCTTGTATTGGTCTACCGGCAGGAACATGTTTTTCATCCCCTGGCTGAACTTGGCCGCGATGTTTTCGAACCAGTCACCGACCTTGCTGGCGAACAGTTCCAGCTTCCATGCATCACAGGCAATGAGCCGAAGATCATAGATTCCCATGCAACCCTGCATGAAGTTGCCCACATCGACATAATCAACGACAGGACCAGCAGGAGCTCGCATCAGGCCCTTGGCTACCCAATCCTGCAGGGGTTTTCTTAATTGCCTGGACAATGCCACCACGTTGTCCCCAGGGACCCAGAACATGTAGAGCTGCTTCCACTTCTCACCCTCAAAGCGAGGAGGGAAGGTAAGCACGAAGGCAGTAAAGTCGCTGGTACTGGAGAGGTCGAGCCCCCCGTAACAGGTACGGCCCTTGAGTTCCTCCACATCGAAAGGGTCACAACAGCGCTCAAGCCAGATGTCCATGTTCGCCCACCTGGTCGAGCCCATTACCCACCTATCCATGTTCTTGATACGGAAATCAACCAGGTCACTTTCGGTGAGCTTGCACTTGTCGTAGCGGTCCTGCAGCATGCCCGTGTTCACCGACACGCCCATATTGGGGTTCGCCTTCTCCCAGGATACCGGGTCATCGTCCTTGTCCCCATCGTCAGGCTCGTAGATGCTGATCCAGTACCGGTCGGAGGTTTCCGATCCCATCAGGATCTGCTTGCACTTCTCGTATTCCTGGTGACATACCCCTCCGAGCTCCACACCGGCGGTAGTGATGATCAGCATCAATGCCGTGGGATCTGCAACACGCCCGCTGTCGATCGAATTATAGAGTTGCTTGTCAATGTGCTGGTGATATTCGTCAAGGAGCAAGCCGTGGGGGAGCTTCCCGTCCTTAGGGTTGGCGCTGATCCCCTTAACGAATGCCTTGGTACCGTTCAGGTCCACCTGCTTGTTGTTCTTTGTATTGGATACGACTACCTTGCCCTGGTACCAGCCCAGGGTGAGCATGCCGCTTGCAGCGCCGAAGGATTCCTCACACTGCTCCATCGAGGATGCGGCTATGTAGACACGTGCATCGGGATAGTCGTCCCCGAATGCAAGGTAGTCCGCTATACCACCACCTATGGTGCTCTTGCCATTTTTCCTTGCCACCTGCCAGTAGGCAGTGGTAAAGCGCCTCTGTCGTCTATCAATCTTTGATACCCAGCCGAAGAGGGTCGCTATATCGAATATCTGCCAGCCTTCGAGCAGCAAGGCCTTGCCCTGACAGAGCCCCGTGGGGAACTTGAGGTTTGCCTGCATCCAGCAGAGGGTCTTGTGGGCGGTGGCCCAATCGAAAAACCATTCCCAGTCGGTCCTTTTCAGGTCCTTCAGATGGCGGTCAACCTTCTGCCGTTCAGCAAGACCCGCCTTCCTGGTACCCGACACCACCGCATTGACATACCTCTCTAACAGCTCCTTCTGCCGTGCCTCCAGCTTATGCCTGAATGCTGCGGTCAGCCGTTTTCCACTCAAAGGCCGAGCTCCCTGCCAAGGGGATCATCGTCATCGGGGTTGCCTTCCTTTGACGAGAGCTTCATGGTATGGCGGGCCGCAGGGGTAGCCCCGAACATCCTCAGTATCTTCGTATACTGGTCGAAAGCCTTGTTAAGGGTCGTCAATTCACCCTGTTTCTGGCTGTTTCCACCCCGTTCGTCGATATATTCCGCCATCGTTCTGGTGCCGTTTGCAGTGATCGCGTCATACATGTCACGGTAGATGCCATAATTCATGCATGCCCCTTCGATCACATTCAGGTCAAGGGTCGTGACCAGCTTATCTTCAACCAGTATCTTGAGTAACCTTGTCCATTCGGCCCGTGCATTTTCCCCGAAATACTCGGGTGCGCGGGGGATTCTGGCCAGCAGACCCGCCTTATTTTTCTTGGCCATCGAGCGGGACCCCCTTATAAAAACCTCCGTGTGTGTGTTCAAGACTAACCGGCGCGGTCGTGGGGTCGGAAGCGTTTTTTTTACCCTCCCCCCCGGGGTATCCATTTGCTTTACGTGTAAAGTATTGCTCAACCTTCATCTTGTCCTCTTTGGCCTTGCGCGTGTTGCAGCTGGTGCACAGCGCCTGGTAATTCATCGGGTCGAGATCGAACCGTCCGTACAGGTCGAGCATGATCTCGGCCGGGGTGTCCCTATGGTCGGTGACTGTAGCAGGGGCACCACATATGGCGCAGGTAGGGTGGAATGCAAGGAACTTCTTGGAAAACTCACGCCACTTGTAGTTGTAGCCCCGACTGTTGGAGGATTCCCTGCCGTCGGTATAGTCCACCGCATGCTTGCGCGTACAGTCGTCGCAGTAGCCGCTCTTATTATGGTGGAGGTTCGCACACCCGAATGTCTTACATCGTCTTCTGATCATCTCTCACCTTTCCCAGCTCTGGTACCAACGTCTCGACGGCAAGCCGCACCTTCGGTGGCAACTGGCCTGCATTGCCTTTCTTCCATATCTCCATCAGCTGTGCCCTTGCACATTGCCTCTTCGCAGCTGATGTCTTTCGTCCCGGCCTCGGTATCTTTTCCATTCCCTTCTCCCCCGATGATGCAGCTCCTATCCAAGAGAACCTCCTGCATGATGATCCTCTTCTCCCCATCCCTTCTCAGGTAGAGGAAACGTCCGTCGTGCCTTCTCAGGTCTGCTGTGATCCTCCACACCTTCCCGTGGACCCTGTAGGATTTTCCAACCAGGCATTCACTACCGATGACCGCCGTCCTCATGCTTCCTCCTGATCGATGTTGAGGTTCGAGAAGTCAGGCCGTATCCTTGAGACTCCTTTCCTATGCTGGAATACCATGTACTGCTCCTGTATCCCGGCAATCCTTGCTGTGGTAGCTGCAACTGACTGCCCAACTTTCCCTGCAAGGTCCGGATAGCTAATGACCTCAGGCCAGAAAGGGATGTTTTCTGCTATGCTCCTGTTGATTCCCTTGGCAATCTTCTGAATCGGCTTTCTCATGGGAGTGGTGCATCTTGAGTTGACCCGTTCGCCCCGCAGTTCCAGCTCTTCACTCATGCCAATGCCCTCTGCCTGTAGTCCTCACCGGAAAGCTCGATGATCGCCCCATCCCCTGCAACCCTGGAGAGCGTCGAGGTACCGATGACCGATACCAGGTCCTCCTCATTCGCGTTGGTGATCAGCACGGTAGGCAGCATCATGTTGTACCTCTCGTTGACCAGGGCATACAGGTAGACGAACTCGGTCTGGCTCCCGAACGCCTTATCAACCTCGTCGATAACCAGGTATCCGGCCTGGGCATAGCGTTTCATCACAGCCCCGGTGGAATCGTCCCTGAACGAGCGTTTGATCTCCGAGAAGAAATCAAAGGCCAGGGCATAGCGTGAACTCACCCCATGCTCCACCTGGTAGCGGATGGAGGCAAAGGCAAGGTGGGTCTTCCCCAGTCCGTTCCCACCGTAGATGATGGCACTCCTGCCAGTCTTCAGATGGGCCACTGCATCGCGCTGTATCTGTGAGGTCGCCCGATAGTTATCGAAGCCCTTTGCCATGAACCTTGGAGGGATGGCAGAGAGCTGGTCGGTCTTCCATTTTCGGAACTCGAAGGCCTTCTTCTCGGCTGCCTCATTCTCCGCCTGGCTGTTCTGTGCAGCTTCCAGGGCAATACGTTCGGCATTTGATAGTTCATGGCCATACTGGTCAATCTCCCGTTCCCTTCGCCTTGCTTCCAGGTTCAGAATGAAACCCTGTCCTTGTCCGCTCATTTGGTACCTCCAATCTTGTTCCACCCCGAAAGGGGGGCTGGTGCATGCCCTTCACTGTGATAGCGCTCCTTCCCGCTCTTGTTCAGCTTGCGGTTTCTTTCCCAGGTGCGGATTGCTGCCTGCCAGTCTTTCATCGGAGTCCTCGTAGTACCGACAACCCATCCCTTGGCCTCGTTGGCGTCAAAGAACTCCTCAGCATCGATCCCGTTGTTTCGTTCATCACAGTAGGCCCTGATCTCTTCGACCGTTGGTCTCGTGAACCGTGACCTTGAAGCCTTGGCCGTTTCTGCACATTTTCCCCCGGTGGGGGTAGGGGGTTCTTCAGGAGTCTTATCTGGTAAGTGAGTTCTTCTGGTAAGAGAGTCTTTTGGTCGCCCAAATTTGTCCGACCCCGTCTCCCAATTCTGTCCGACCCCCTCGACCAGTTTTGTCTCACCGTAGGACAATTCTGTCCCCTGTTCAGTTTTGTTTGTAGTCTCTGAGACATAGGTATCAATACATTCCCTATCAGCACCCTCGGACAATTCTGTCCTAGGGTCGGACACTTTTGTCCTACCCCTTCTCGCTGTGTCCTGTATGTCCGAAACAAGGGCTGTGTAGACTTTCTCATTGAGCCTGAAGCAGCTGAATGTCCCGCCTTCACGGACAGTCAGATGCTCGAGCACCCCGGAGGCCTCTAACTTTGCAAAGCGTCTTGCGATGGTCTTCTCCGAACCCGCTGCGATGGGGATATCCTCCAGTACCCCTGCATAGTTGACCCAGAACCATCCCTGGCCATCAACGCTCATGGAGCGCATCCTTCCCGACCCTTGGAAAGTGACGAACCAATCCAGTACCAGCGCCTCCTCTGTGCCAAGCCCCAGTTTGAGCAGTCCCTTCTGGCTGAATCCAAATATGGTGTATTTCATAAGTTCCCGACCCTCCTCAAATCCTGATGTTCTTCAAAGCAACCCTTCCGAGAGAATGGAGAATGCGATTGCAGCCACTCTAGGAACCTGGGCGTTTCCAATGGCTTTGATTCTGTCCACCCAATCGGGAAACCCATAATCTCCTCGTAGATGATCGGAGAAGGTTTTCTCAAACCAGTCATCACCCATATCGCGTCTTTCAGCTTCACTCCAAAGCGGACTCCCTTGCTGTTTATCCGTCCCCAAGATCCGTTTGTCCTCTGGGTGTTCTTCACGCATCCTCCCTCCGTGTCCGAGACTCTTGGGGTAGGCAAGTATCCATATCCTTTTCCGCTTGTGGCACCCTTGGATATCATCAGCCCCGATAACCACCCATCGGAGGTCATACCCAAGGACGGTAAGGTCACTGATGATAGTGGTAAGTCCTCTTGAAACAAGCATTGGGCTGTTTTCCACGAACACGAAGCGCGGTCGAATCTCATCGACAATGCGTTCCATCTCTGTCCACAATCCTGACTTGGCTCCCCGAATGCCTTCTGCATTGTTCTTAGCCGCAGAGACATCCGTACAGGGAAATCCTCCGGATACGATGTCAACGATTCCCTTCCACGGTTTTCCGTCAAATGTCCTGACGTCATCCCATATAGGGAACCAGGGAAGGAGACCATCCCGCTGTCTTTGTAGGAGGATGGTCCTTGGGTACTCTTCAATTTCGACAGCACAGACCGTTCTATGTCCGAGAAGCTCTGAGCCGAGGATTCCCCCCCCTGCTCCTGCAAATAGGTGTAACTCATTCATCTCCATCCCTATATGACCTTCTGAAGGTCAGAATGCTTCAGTTCCCTGTAGTAGAGACTGTCACAGGGCTTGAGGACACGCACCCCGTAGATGTCGGCTCTTTCCCTCAATCGTCTGAGGACAGTGGCATCGAGGGGCCTTTTCTTCTCCCCGGCCAACCTGAGCTTGCCTACGACCTTCTTGTGGATCTCATATCCGTAGAGGGCAGTCCCAGGGTCCCATTCCTTGAGGACTTCTGTCACCGCTTGTGTGGTTGTCATGCTCATCCTCCCTTACAATGCTGTTTCCAGGCATTCTCTGAGGTAATCCTGCCATGCTTTTTCAGCCTCTTCCTTTGCCTGTTCCGAACTATTGGCCATTCCCTTGAGGATGCATTCATTGATGCGTTCACGTATACCGATGAATATCTTCCAACAGAGCTGATTGCCATTCTTCCTGATCTCTACCACCCCGTCATGAGGGAGTGTTGCCCATTCGAGCTGTCCACTAATCCCATGGAAAACCAATGCCTTTATCCTGTATACCTTCATGAAACCTTCTCCTTCTGCAGGATCCTTGTCTGTGACCGGAAACCCGCTGTAAGTGCCCCGTATTCGGCCTCGGTCCGTTTCCTTACCGTCGATCGCCTATCTTCCCCGCTGAGCCTGCTGTAGGCTTCCTCGTCGCCTTCAGAGGCGTTGGCAAGGTCCTCAATCCTCTGTACCCGTACCACCCCGATGAGCTTCACCAGGTTTGCCCTGTAGGCGATCACATTCCCTGAAAGGGGACCGTTGCACCGTGGGCACTGGGGCCAGACGTTGTCATGCTCAAGTTCGGTGGCCCGTACGCGCCTGCTTACAAGGTGACCTCCCTGGGACTCCTTTACCGGCATGATCTTCCCGCAGGATATGCAACGCACATAACCGTTGCCAGAGGCTTCCTGGTAACGTCTCAGTTTCTGGAATGCTGCCAGGGCCTTCTCCCTTGGCTTGGCCTTAGAACGGAATGTCATCATCGAAGTACTCCGGTCCCTGGGTAGTCTGTGGTGGGTTTGGTCGTGTCTGCTGTGGTGGCCTGCTGGTATTGTTGCTCGGCCGGTTCTGGTTCTCATCCTTGGAACCCATCAAGGAAAGGGTGGTAACAATCACGACCACTCGGCTGTGGTTCTGCCCGTCCTGGGTCCATCTCTCCTGGCGCATCTCACCGGAAATGCCTACCTGTTTTCCTTTCAGCATGTACTGGGCAAGTCCTTCCGCCTGTTTTCCGAAATAGGCACATTCGAAGAACGAGGCCTCGTCAACCCATTTGTCCCCCTGCTTCTTGTTCCTGTTGACCGCCAGGGAGAATTTTCCGACAGGAGTCCCCCCTGTGGTGAATTTCAGCTCCATGTCTCGGGTAAGCCGCCCTGTCATGGATACGATGTTGATGTCTTTCATTGCTCCTCCTTTTTCAGATTTGGACCCGACAGGATTCGAACCTGCATTCGGGGTGCTTAGAATCACCCCGCGCTGCCATTGCTTACGGACCCGGTCTGCTACTCGACTGTGTAGCCCAGGGCTGTTTCGCGATCTCCCGGAAGCCGTCCGGTCATCAGGGGAGGAGTGACCCCGCCGCTTTATTCTTGTCTCATACCCTTTTTTATTTGCTTTTCGCTATAAATTGTGTTACCACGAGGAAGCAGTCAGAAACGAAAAGGAGATAAAGAATATGGAAGAGACAACACATTTCCCAAATTGTCCACATTGCAAGGAATACTTCGAACCGCACATTCTCAATGACCTGGTGCAGGATGCTGAAGGTAGAAACTATTCAGTGATCACTGTTGCCTGTAATGCATGCGGGACAGTAATCAGTTCCCAGGCAATTCCGATGGAAAAATAGCACTGTCTTCAGGTGCCCGGGGTTCGATCTGGATCGAGACCTGGGCATTGGTCCCGTCGATATTCCATCCCCTGTTCATCGTCCAGGAGAAAGAAAGGCTTCTTAACGTGATCCCTTCATTTTCCAGGGATCTGTCCAGTAAGGCCCCGAGCTCCTCTAGCTCCTTGGGTACACTCAAAGACAGGCTTGATTTCCAATGGTCCTGGAAGCTGATACTCTGGACTGTAAGCCCGGTCTCCTTGATGGCTTCATTGAGACTTTTCTTGACTGCTGCTATCGATTCCTTAAATTTCATCAGTTCTCCCTATGCTCCTATTTATCAATATTTGAGAAATCCTTCCTGATCCTTGAAAAACGTCCCTTGTCCTCGAATACAAGGCATTGTTCCTGTATGGTCTGGACCCGAGCCATTACCGTGCTATAGGGAAGGTTTGTCACCTTTTCAAGTTCCCTGGGACCGATTGTCTCGGGCCAGAACGGGATGGCTGAAGCTAGGCACTGGATTTTCTCTTCCACGGTCGTTGTTACAACGTTGGACATTTTCTTTCACTTCCCCTGCCCTTTCGGTCCCAGCCCCAATTCCTTTCGTTTCTCATCGCTCATCTGCTGGCTATCAACCACGAGATACAAGAGAACCAATAAGACGATAATGAGCACTGCCTTGATAATCATTACACCTCCTAGTGTCCCCTGAAGACTCTCAGGGGAAGAGTTCTATCCTTAAAGTAAAGACTTGTACCGTTGCCTCTCGGCTTGACGGCTTGTAAAAAATCGAAGGGTTATTTGCCCTTATACTTGTGAATTGATTGAACGGAAATCCTGACCAATCTAGGACCATCCTTGACACTCTTGAGTGTCCCTCGACGGGCTAGGTATCGAATGTTCTGTGCAGTTACCCCCAATATTTCGGAAGCCTCCTCGGTGGATACGTACTGGTCGGGATAGATCTGTTTCAATGAAGCAAGAACATCCTGCAAATCTTTAACCAGCCCCACGGTATGTTCGGTCAAATTAATGAGGGTTTGGGGATCGATCGCTACCACTTCAGGCATGAATCACCTTCCTTTCCTGCGCTGTTTCCTGGTAATGCTGACTACCTTTCATTTCCATGATTAACCCTCCTCTTCTTGATCCAATCCTCAAGTTCGCTATCATCGATCCGCCATATACCAGCTAACCGGTAGGCAGGCAGCTTCTGAGTCTGAATCCATAGCAGTACCGTCCTGCGGTTAACACCGAGGCGTTTTGCGGCTTCAGCCGTTGTTATGAACATTGGTTAATTCCTTGTGGGTCTGAATGAATTCGAGTACCGCTTGCTCGTATAGGCGAGAAAGAGTCAACCCAGGACGTTCTGCAACATACTTCTTTGCCTCAATGACGGTGCTTTGAGTGATTCTCATGCCAACTACTACAAACTTTACAGTATTCATACAGCCAATTTACACTCATTTTTATGTGATTGTCAATATTTTTCTAGCATAATATAAATATATCACTCTATTA